GTTCACTGCTGTGTTGTTCACTGCTGTGTTGTTCACTGCTGTGTTGTTCACTGCTGTGTTGTTCACTGCTGTGTTGTTCACTGCTGTGTTGTTCATATTTGATTCTTTTTTTACAACGAGACGTTTGGTTACGAGTTTCACTGGCTCATGAACTTTCAAATACCTGAGACGCTTACCAATGGCGTCAGTCAGTTGTTTTTTGGTCATCTGTTCAATTTGAGATGTGAGACCAACTTTACGAGCAATTCGTTTCAGGTCTACCCGTTTGGTTGAAGAATCGAAGAGGAGTTCATACTCCATATGTTTCAGAGGACTTGCTCTGTCGAGTAAATACGTTCGATCAGACGTCATAACAAGGGGTGGTAGAGGTAACTTACTGGCATGTATATTATCATATGCATCGCACATTTGTTTCCTTGTGAGTTTAAGATCTTCCCCAGCTTGCATTTTTATCATCTTTCTGAGGGTTTCTATATCAGCGTCTGAATCACACACTTCAATCATTTATCTTAAACTAACAAAAAAAGTATTATCGAGATGAGTATCCCAAATTATATAATTTTACTTTTTCTTCATATGACATGTTGAAATTAAACACATCTGTATCGCCAACATTTATGTTCACGAGGTCAATCGGTATATCATACGTTACCCTGTTGGAAAGTGCAGAACGAACGAGAATATCTACAAATTGTTTGGGTGTATCTATACTTTCGTGAAATATCGTAGCAGTCCTAACCTGTATACAGGTGATTTCATGTGGCTTTTTATCCATAAACGGTGTGAGTGGATATTCTTCTTTTGTTGCCCCATCTACGTACATGAATCCGTCGTATTTTCCACATGAAAAAATAAACGGTACCGCCATACTCATACAGACTGCATCTATGATTTTCATGTCTGGGTGTGTATCCCTCGAAAAATATACAGTTTCTGATGTATTTAAACAGTACGCTGCGATGTACACTTTCATGGTGATTTCCGCGAACGTTGGATCAGATCCGCATATTTTTACTAATTTTTTACGTATTGGATCCATCGATACAAAACCAAATTTAGTAAAAAATGTTCCTAATCGTATCTTGACGTAGTTCGGGACATTTAGATCGAGACATGCATCCATGATTTCATCTATCGACATCCCCATGGCTAAAAATAGTGTTAATATCGCACCAGCGGATGACCCTGAAATTTCCTTCACATCTGCGAGTGAAGATTCACGCGCTTTCAAGCATCCCACGAGTGAAAATATCCCCATAGACGCCGGTCCTAACACGAGATACTTCATCTTCTTACTTAATAGAATTGAGGAAATTGACGACGTAAAAGCGCAAATACCACGGCGAATACGACTGTGTGTGTCATCATCGATTCGATACTGGTCTGTCCGGACATGTAGACCCCCCCGGACCCGGGAGGTAGAGTGAGGAGAATACCAGGGCTTAGTGCGATAAAGAGAGACGTGGTCACGATGAGATCCGTCTGTGTGAGTACGAGACCCAGCACCTTTGCGACCAGACTGTATACCATGAAGAATACGAGCGCGTGGAAGAATACAGACATTTGGTCTGTAGTTTGGGTTGTGTATTCGATTTTTGAGCCGTCGGTCTTGAGAAGAAGACCGGGACTCAGCGCGATAAAAAGCGCTGCCGGTATAGCAACCTTTTGTGAGGTGATATCGGGAAGCATTTACAATATACACATATAATTTTTAGCGTAATCTAGGAAATCGTTAAAAGTGGCACCCCGCATCATCTCTTCATGGAGACCATTATCATTCACTGTACGCCTGACATATTTCCAAATATGAGCCAGACGTTCCTCATACCATTTAGTCTGTTCTTGGTATTCCCAAGTGACTCTTTCCTGAGGGGAATCATGTTCTATGTAACAGAATTCAACAAAGTCGCAAAACTTCCCTGAGTGTGTGATGTGGGCGTCATACAAGAGAGTATCAATCTTGTTCCACATCATATGTAATTCATCTGAATATTGGACTTCCCAGTCTTCAATATTGAGAGGAGTATTATCACAATCATCGTCATCATCACTGACATAGTTTGTATCAGTTCCGGTAGTAGCTTCATATACATATTGGCTCCAAACCATGGTTATTACTTATCTTCTTTCTCGGGTTTATCTTTTATACCAGTTAATGAGAGGGAAGTAGATTCCTTGACTTTAAGACCATCTTTAATCGCATTTAAAGCACCCTCAACCTTCGCTTCGTCACCACTGAAGAATGTATGAAGTCCATCCTTAACGGCATCCTTACTCATACTAGATTTACGTACCGATTTACGTATACTAATTTTACCTTTCCTGAGGTTAATGGTATCAATACCCTGATCAATCATATGTTTTTTGACTAATTCCTTCAGTCGTTTTTCTTCCTGGTTAAGGATCTTTATATCAGATTTCGCTTCAGTGAGTTGTTTTGAGAGATCCACAAGTTTAGAGACACTCTCAGAAAGTTCGTTTGGTACTGACATATTTATTATATAAAATTACGTGTATAATCTTTAAGTGGAATTAGCACAAAGAGCGCGTCATGCCATCGGGAACGATGGTAGAATTGTTCCACACAAATGGATCTTTGGGGTTGGGTGGGTCGGCGCGAATCTGTTGATTGGCATTACGGAGAGCGCCACCGATAGTCTCTGGGAAACCGATCTGAGAACGAGGTTCAAGGAAGTTCTGGCCAGCGAGAATGTCTTCTGGGGCAAACTCACCGAAGTCCTCAGCAGAGGCAACTTCACGGGGGAGAAGTGAAGACGCAAGGCCAACACCCCTATCCATCGCACAGCCATTGGCAGCTACTTTACCTGCCGCGGCTGGTCCAGCAGCACTGGGTGCCATAGTGATCGCGCTATACTCACGCTCCTTAATAGAATATTCAGACTTGTTGTTCATGGTGAATAGCAAATATACCAACACCGCAACGGCGGCTACCATCAGGAGGTTTTGGGTACGGCCCTTCTTCATCATGTTTTATATTAGGTTAACAATTTTTTTATTGCTCGTCCTCAACAAAAGCATATTCTTCTGGATAAGTATCAAGGATAGGATCTGGATGGACTTTGACCTGGACAACATTCCACGAGGAGCCGAAAGATTTCTTGGCGAACCATAGACCTGAGAATTCTAAGATAACATCACATACCTTATCAAGTTGAACATTCTCAAATTCAACATCTTCCTGTTCGGAGTTGAAAACCCTTGTAACTTGAATACGTTCGCCTGTCACCTGACCATCAGCAATACTGGGAGTATAAGCACCTTCAACAACCTTATCCGAAAGCTTCTTACCGAACCAAGTTTCTGCATTCTCAACTGCGGCGCTCAGATTCTGCTCATCAACTGTATGAACTTTAGCAGTGTTCGATTCAGATATGAGATCCATTACAATGTCCCCTGAGACATCAACCATTTTCACCCCATTCAATTGAACCAGGCATTTACGCTTAGAATCGTTGAGGGCCTTAACGAAGTAGAGTCCATCTTCACCTTTAATTGGTGGGTTGTAAAGCATTTATATGTAATTTAGGTCTCATTTCTTTAAACCAACAAATGGTATAGCTGCTGACTTATTTATAACATTTTTGGGAACCCATATATTTCTCATGGGGTTGTACCCATATAGAGTATTGGTAAAGTTCAAGTTCTTTGGTAATTTCTTTGCATTTTCGGGTCTCAACTTGACCTCATTTTTCACATATGAATTGTTATTGACATTCTTCCATTTCAAGTTCTTTAGGTTCAATCTTTTGTTACCTGAAGAGTTTTTGTACCCATTCACATTGGTGTTCTTTGTAACAGGTTTCAATCCATGAACAATCTGTTTTGATAACTTATCTTCGGATGGTTTGGTTGTAAAGTTCTTATACTTGAATGGATCCACACGCGTAGCCTGAGCTATAGAGACACGCGCATTTTTCTTAGTAGCTGGTGTACGCCTCTTGATGATCAGAGGTTTTATACGCTTGAACAGGTCGTCAATAGAGTTTTTATCTGGTACCTTCTTATCAAAAAGTTGTGCAAGTTTCACGAGACGTTGACGATCCTTATCCTTCTTATCCGGGCGAAGCTTAAGTTTACTCATTAAATAGATGTCCTCAATCAAAAATTCCTTACTGGCTACATATACATTGTTATTCCTGATTAACTTACCTGTATTTTGGTTCTTATATGTTATACCCTTACGCCTGGTGAGGACAACTTCATAACCAAATTCCTTGGGTCTCATGAAAGGGATATCGAGAATACCCCCAAGGGTTACACTCTCAATTTTACCACTACTTGGTGAATAGAATCTCGTGTTTAAATCGAGTGCGAATAATTCCACGTCAATGAAAACATCTCCCTTTTTGGGATCATTCCCCGCACCAGACTTCTTCTTCTTGATCAGGGTATATCTACGCGTCACAGCTGGTCCGGTGGGTGGTACACTCAGACCTAAAAATTTGAAGAGTTTGGGGTTTTTTGTTTTCATCATAATAAGTCGCTTTCTGACACGAGTGTTTAACTTTTTTGCAATTTCACCCAACTTGTCCCAAAGAATCAATTTAGTTGCTTGAAGTTTCCCAAAAAACTTTGGATTTACAGGCATCCGTGGTACAAACTTCGCGTCAATATCGGTGGTGATGATACGATTATTGTAGTCCATGTATAGATTGAAGGCTTCCCCACCACTCACGATAAGATCACCCATGTTCTTCATATATTCTGAAATTTCACTTATAGTTTCCAAAATTATATCTCTCAAAGAGTTTGTAACTAACAGATACACAATCTTATCAAAATCTTTTTTACTGTAGACACTGTGAACACGATTCCTAAACTTCCCAAGGTCCCTCTGTTCATTTCTATCATAATACTTTTTCAATTTTGCATCCTTGAACAATAAATTCTCATCCATGAAGTTTTTAATTGCTGCTTCTGAATAAACTTCAGTGTCCATTATTATATTCTTACATAATAATATGGTCTGCAGTATAATAGATGAATGCCGATGCTTCGCTTATGACGATGTAGTAAACCCCCAAAAGACACAATTCTGTGGAGTTAGACGTGGTCCACGCGTGGCGTCATGTCCAGAAAGTACATGTTGTGCTGGTGGTTGTCCAGGTCAGGTACCCGGTTTATCCCCCAGAGAACCGTTTAGGATCATAGAACGTCCCTCATCGTCAACAGAGTTTAGTCCCAAATTTTACATGTTGGTGTTACTCCTCCTATTATCAACCCTGTTTCTTACATATCTTACTTAAAGATTAACGGGCTACTATAGATATAATGTCTCTTGAAACCATTCAATCCGAAATTGCCGCCCTCCGCGCTGATGTTAAGTCTCTCACCAAGATCGTCCGTAAGGTGAAGAACACC